CTTGGCTAGTGGGATTGTGTTCCACAAGGTCTGCACTAACTGCTCACTTAGACTCGTAGCAGTCAATATCCTAGTGTACTGGTCAGCAGCAATCTGTGTAATCCCTCTAGGTCCAGTGTAGACTGCCCTATCTCCGACAACTACTGGGCTGTACGGAGAGCTACACTCTGATTCAGTGATCTTACGGACTGAGTACCCACTAGATGTGAATACCCCCCTACTGCCCCCACCAATTTCCCAGACTCCTTGGTCTGAGAACACTAGGAGGGCGTCGTCCAAGGAGAGCATACGTTGTACTTTACCCAGATTGGGTATAACAATAGTGCCCCCGTCTGAAGACGACAGAGCACTAAGATTAACATTAGTTGGGTCAGCTTCTTGATAGGCTATTCCGTAGGCAGCGGGTCTCTGTGCTATCTTAGAGAAGAATACTGTGTCTGCCCACTCGGAGCTTTCAATACCAGCATACCATACTCTTGCTGCGTGGTAAGCTACTGCTTCTGGCCCTCTAGTTAGAACCTTGCCGTCTTCCTTAGGAAGTGCTACACCACCACTGACTTGACCTAGCCGTAAGTATTGGGATGTGTAGCCTGCGAAGAACTCTACTCTAGTTGGTATCTCTACCTCAAAATTGTCTACGTCTACTACATTAGTTATGGTGTAGGTGCCGTCCAATGTGAACTCATATAAGTCTAGTCCAACAGCAATGAATATGGCGCACTCACTTAGTGTGCCTGATATAGTCACAGCATCATTAACACTGCGTCCGTGCCCCACCGCATTGAATCTCACTGTGCCCGTTGGTTTAGTGCTAGGCAAGTCGCCACCTTGGTGGCTCCAAGAAGTTATAGGGATCTCAAGTGTGTCATTATTAGCTGCGGTAGCTGAGTATGTAGTGTCTAGTGGATCTAGAAGTAGTGACCCTTGGGGAGCGTCGGTAGATCCAAACACTTCCCCAGCTAGTTTGTCAGAATCAAAGGTCTGGATACCATCTAGGTCTGAATACAGTATATCAACTAGTCGTCTGTACCCACGGTACCATAGCATATTCTTTGCTGGATAGACAGACTTGTCTGTGTTGTACTGCTCGATGTCAGTTTTAATCCAGCCACGGTTTCTTAGGTTGTACTCGTGGGATTGATATAGGGTAGTGGGAGTACTCTGTATAGCGTACTCGTCATCAATACCATCGAAATCTCTTACTCGTAGCTTGATGAGATGTGAAGTGAATACGTCGTTGTCAGCGTCGTACACTAGATAGAAAGGTTTACACCTAGGGTGTGTTACAAACAGGTGTCCTCTACCATGTGCGAACTGACAAGGACTAGCTGCTATCTGAGCATCAGTTACATTAGCTGGGTCCACCGAGTAGACTTTGATATAGAATGTCTGGTCCACGTAGGTAGTGCTAATGGTGTCTGTGTCTTCGGTGAATAGTAAGTTCTCACCTACTTGATGGACTATGAAGTTCTTATCTGGGTCTCCACCAGCCCCTCTCCACTTGTAAGTGGTGTGTACGTCTTGTGTAGCTATGCTCAAACTCAAGTCAGACTTAAGGGAGCCCCCGCTCTCACGGGAGCACCCCTTTCTCCGCCTACGAGAACCATCAACGAGCAGTTCATAGTTCTGCTCGTCTTTGGTAAACCCGTCAGGGAAACTGATCTCACTGGCTTCAGTGTTCAGTCCACCATTTAGTTTGAAATGGTCTTTTTGGAGGTCTGCTTCTGGCATAGTTACTTCGTCTTTGTTGCTTTGGGCTTAGTATCTTTCTTGGTGTCTAGGATATTTCCTAGTTCTTCCTTGATCTCGACAGGCAAACTAGCTAGAGATTCCTCTTGTGTTTGCTTGGCGGCGTGGTCCTTGCGACCAGCCTTAGTGCTAGCAATCTCTGACTTATCCCACTCCCTGTTCAACCACGTAAGTAGTTTCTCTCGTAGTACTGTTGGAGAAGTCCATTGCCCAGCAAACATAGATGGTATAATAGCGTCTGCTCTGTCTGGATTAGGGCGTGCGTGTACTAACGCACTTCCACGTTCTCCGTGTATCTCCCATTTCTTACCTAAGGGGTCTACGAAGTTGTCGATTGAGATGTGGCGATCAAGGTTAAATTCTGGGTGTGACATAGCTGGTCTCCTATGTTATTTCCGGCCATAGTTTGGGCCTGTTCGCTCCTGTTGGAGCTGTTTAGTAATGTATTTCTTTCGTTGGGCTCTAGTCTCAGAGTACCGTTCTCTGCGGGCCACTGAGCTTGGGGCTCCATCTTTGTATACATCAAAGTAAAAAGACCTAGCCCGGTTCTTCAATAGAGACATCAAGTTCATAATCAAAGATGATATTATCATATCCTTCTAAGATCGTCCAGTACATCGGTTGTTCATCGTTCTTTATGTTGAGCGTGTGCCCACTACCACTGAGTGCCATAGTCTCAACATCTGAATCTGAGGCATTCAATGAAAAGGAGGTCTCAAGGAAGACAGCTGGGTCCTTAAAGTGGACCTCTTGGAAGTCAGGATCACCACCACCTGTGGCTCTCTTGTCGTACCACACAGTCTCTATACTGTGGAAGCCTTCGGGCCTAATCATCTGAGTAGGAGTAGACGCACCAGTGGCTGTCAACTTTGTTTGTGTCTCGTGCATCTTAATATCGAACTCATCCACTATCAGCTTGAATTCGCTAACTAAGATCCGAGCGCACTGGTCAGATTCTACTGTGTCTGAGATACTATTTACTTCATCTCCATCAGCTTCCGACAGGATGCTCTGGGTCATGTCCAGCAAAGTATCTTTACTCATCTATCCACCATATGTCGTAGCCTAGTCCCTCGTAGAAGTCGGCTATATCAGGGGTTATGCTTTGTTGAAAGCAAGTCCAAAACTCAGTATCTCTACAGAGTCTTGCTATTTGTTTAATGTCTTGATTCTCGATAGCGTCTTTCATAGGACTATATCGAGAGAATCTTTCGTTGTCTTCTTCTAACTCTAGGCCAACAAACTCACCTAGAGTACTCATCTTATCCATATCTACTCTATGGATATGGTCGAATGAGGGGGCTAGTAGCAGCTGCGTCTCGAACTGCCCACGCATCTGTCCTAGCTTGTTCTTGTAATGGTAGCTGCTTTTAGAGAAGGTATCTCTTGATGTGTAGTAGTGGGTTCCCCAAGTTGCTATGGGGTCTCTTACTGTCATCCACGCCTTCTCTGAATTGGCTATACATTCTTCTAGATACGGTATCCAGTTGGGTCCAATGTGGCAGAACACCATGTCTGTCCATTGTTCCGTGCCCATGTGGCTATGCCGCTGGGCTATCTTGATCTTGTTCTTCTTGAAAGCCTCGTTTACAAATCTAGTCCCTGAATGGGGAACGGTAGCGTGAAAGTATTTAGGATACCACATTATTAGAAAAGAAGGAGGGGCCGAAGCCCCCCACTCCTAGTTATCAGCAATTAAGCCATGTGCTTCCATAGCTGATATGACCGCATTGATTGCTGTCACATTCAAAGCTACTTCATCACGAAGGGCCTCAAGTGCATCAGCTACCGTGGTCAAGTCAGCAGCATCATTAGTCGTGACTGTTATAGCAGATCCCGTCGCCGGGGCTGAAAAAGCAGCAGGTGCTATAGCAGCTGTAACCGCTGCCCCACGCTCCCCAATCTGGGGTTTATGGGTGCTATCGGCTAGCTTGCTTGTTCCTTTGGTTGGTTGTGTCATAATAGGTTTCCTCTATTGTGGAGGGTCAGGGGGCGTGAGCCCCCATCACCTATTAGGTTATACGACCGCTATCGTGCGGCCAGCTGCACCAAACGGAGCCATGTACTCTATGTAAAGTAGAGCCTCGCCTGCCGTAAATGCTGCTGTATCCCAAGACGGGACAACAACGCAATCGCCTAAGCCGACTGCACCAACATTAGTTGAAACACCAATAGCAAGCGGAAGCAAAGTTCCGTCGCAGACATGGGTCTCGCCAACAGTGGTTAGTTCGGCAATGGATACTGCATCTACAATACCAACAGCTTGGTCAACAACATCAGTTGCTAAACCGCGTGTCCAAAGGCCGATATCTAGCGTGGAGCTAGAACCTGTGAACGCTGTTACTACTGTAAGTGTGGCACGCTTGATAATAGATCCACGAGGGATTATATGCGCTTGCGGGCTTGCACCCGTAGCTGCAATCGTATCAGCAAGTTCAGTACCTACGATGGACTGTTGGAAGTGTACAACACCCCCGCCACCACTAGTTACTGCGCCAGTGCTATTGTCCGTGCTGTGCGTTCCGTATCCTACAATCAAACCATCAAAGGTGTGTGTATTTGCTCTAGGCATAATCAGTCACCCTATACTTGGTCAGTATCTGTGAGAACACAGACAAGATTTTCAGGACGGTACACTTTAAGACCATAGCGAGCAGTCGTTACATACTCCTCACGCTGTTTCTTGTAGTTGTACCCACCATCAACTTTCGGCATCTGACGCATCGCACCCATGAAGGGTAAGATATCGCCTGAAGCAGCCGACATAAAGACGTTGGCTTTACCAGCCGCAGTCGTTACAGAGCTAATGGTTTCGTTTGCCGTAGGTAGGTAGTTAGAGACAAATACGTCAAAGCCAAAGATGTTCTTAACGAACGTCATGCCATTGCCAATACCTGACTCGATAATACCTTCCCAACGAGGGTTGTTCGAGATGTTGACAAGGTTCGTCAACGTGTTGATCTCGTACTCCACGGAGGGATCTACGATGGCTACCAAATTGGCTTGGGGCACATTCGCTTTCTTCAAAGAAAAGAGCGCCTTAGCAAAGTCGGCTACTGCCATTGTTTCATTAGTGCCTGTTCCAACAAAGCGATGATCCGCTCCGTTGATCTGGTTAGTCGAGTCAGCCGTTTGGCCTCCTGACGCACCACCAGCTGCTAGTGCAAGCACATCTGTTTCTATCTTCTCGGCAAGAGCCCGTGCCTGCGAAGGCAGGAACTTGGCTTCAAGCTGAGCAGCGTAGAACAAATCTTGTCTAGCTTTCTCGGTGATGTAATGACCAGAACTCAGGTACTCGGTGATTGTGAAGGTGACGCCTTCTTCCTCTAGGTTTCCCTAGGGGCCGGACTATATCATCATCCTATTAGGATGCTTAACGTGTAGTCTCTGAGGATCGGAGAGCCTCGAAGTCTTCCTCATCATAAGGAACATGCTTTAGGGTCATACCTTTATCAGCAGCTTTTTCTAATCTTCGAGTTAGAAACTTTTTGACAAGTTCTCCTTTAGCTTTCTTTTCTCCCACCATATGCGGGATAATAGCATCTAGAGTTTTTACAATTGTCTTAGCATTAGTAGTTCTAAGGCGATAAGCTTGTTTGTGATGTGTTTTGTACTTCTTCGTTTCCGAAAAATGAAATGAACACTCCAGTTTATCTAAAATACTAGAACACCTGTTCACTAAGCAGATGTCTGTATTTGTTATTTCCATAGAAGGTATAATGCCTTGTCTCTTTCCTTTGTATGCGGGACGACGATACAGTAAAATACTACCTTCTCCTTCCCACATACCTGCTAACCATGCTAGGTCAGTGTCTTTCATATCTTATCTCCTGTCCTGCTGATTGCCCACCTACAATGAGGACTTTACCCAAACGATTTTCACTAATTAGTACGTTTGGTTTTAGGGTGTTCCAGCAAATAGTTAAGTTTTACGTGAGCCCTATCACAAACTCACCAGTATCTAACGCATCAAATACAATCTCTGTGTCTTCTGCGTAATCACGAACCGTAGATTCGCCAATACTTGGTATGGTGAACTGATCCCCGTCAGGGAACTCGCTCAGCCAGTTCACCCAGCCCTGTGCATTAAGGTCATCCTGTAGGATTTCCTTGAGCTGGGTACTCCAAATCTCCGAGCGAGTGAGAACCGCACTGTTTCCAGTTGTCATAGACATAGTCTAGTTTACCTCAATTAGAGAGTTAGTTGTTGAAAACGCTCTCCCAGACCGTTCATGCTGCGTGTCAACTCCACTTGGATCGACTGATCGTTTAGGTATTTGACATGCCCCACTTCCTTTTTCTTAGCATCAAACCAAGCTTTAGTCTTGAAACCATCAATCTCCATGACTGTGGTTCCCAAGTCTAACACATCGGTACGGTGCCCCGGTAGTTGGGTTGGACTGCCTGAGCTAGCAGTACTACCATCTGGATCAATCAGAGCTGCAAATGCTTCGGGAGAGGTTTCGCTCAGCTCGGCCAGTTTAGCTGTAGACATTCCTAGAGCTGCTGCCCGCTCTGCCACAAGAGTACGGGCGGCTTCAACATTGCCTTCCATCTTCTTGAGTACTAGCGCGTTCCCTTCTGCGCGATTAGAAGCCTTGGTTGCGGCTTGCTTATCGCTCTCTGTTACTGATCTAATGGTTTGTTCCAGCTCCTCTGCTGACATGGTCTTACCATCTTCAGAACCTTCTTTGGAGGCTTGTGCTTCCTTGACTGCTGCTATCAAGTCATTGATATTAGATCCGGCTCCTGCCTTCTCTAACTTATCCTTAAGTTCAGCATTCTCTTGTTCGATAGTACTGATATGTTCATCAGCTTTTACCTTTCCTTGGGCCAATGCTTCCACATTGTCGAACTTCTTGCCTTCGCCTACCAGTGTGTCTAGCACACCATCACCGAGTTTGTCTTCGGTAAATACGTCTTTTTGGGTCATGGTCAACCCTCCTATAATTGTATTAGTTTCTTGATCTCACGTAGAGTCTTCCTACGAGATACATTGGCAACGTGTACACGCTCCCAATCCAATTTCGAGAAATCTTCGTCGTCTCGATTCGACTCCTCGATGAGATCATCGAGTATACTTTCCAGTCTTCGACTGAATAATGTTGAATTCTTAAGAGCTGCTGTGCTCTCTTTCTTTAGTTTCTCTAGAGGGACGCTTCTGTCTTTTCGAGCAATCTCTCTGTCTTCTTTGAACCATCTTCCGTCCATTAATCTAATCCTGTCACTGTAACAGGTCCACCTGTGCTAACCTGTATAACTGCTATGTAAGTGGCCCCAGTGGGACACTGTAATATCTCTACTCCCGCAGGGAACAGTGTGTCCGTGGCAGTGGCTGTGACGCCAGAGCCCCCAAACTTGATATAGCAATCCTCTGTGGTTGCCAACCTCATTAGTTTACCTGACGACACTCCTGTTGGGAGGGCAGCACTAGAGGTGGTACCAGATGCTGTTAGCTTGGCTACTTCTGTTGTTATAGACAGCACTTGAATCTCTGTCCCATTGGTAGAGTGTGCCAAATTACCTGCTATCTGTCCCATCTATTTACTTCTCCTGAAAAATGAGTTCATTATACTAGTTGTTCGTCTCCGTAGAGCCGATCCTATTCCTGCTGGAATGAATGATTTGATGAACGCCACTGTGCCAGTTGCGTTAAAGCTGGTTGCTATGCTGCTCATTAAAGCGTTCACTTGTACTACCGTTCCGGTAGCTGTGTGTGCAAAACTCTTAGACACCTTCTTCACTAGGGTCACACTAGCTGTTGCTGTTGTATTCAAAGCCCTGTAGAAAGTACTTAGTTTAGCAAATACTACTGTCCCAGTAGCAGTCATTGCTGGAGTAATAGCGAATGTGCTGGTCTTCGACATTACCATTGTTCCTGTTGCTGTCATAGTAGGCAGCACACTAAAGAGTAATCCCTTAGCAAAACTAACTGATCCAGTAGCTGTGTATGTTAGCGTCTTACTTATGTTCTTTATGAACTCACTCACAGTGCCTGTTGCTGTAAAAGCTTTGCTAAGGCTTATTGTCCTAAGCATTGTGAGACTGCCTGTGGAAGAATAAGCTAAGTTTTTCACTCCCGTCTTAACCTTCCCCATCACTTGTGTACCAGTAGCTGTCATATTAGGAGCTTCAAAGAAAGTAGTTCCCCCAGCGTCTGGAGTTTCTACTTCTATCCATGATACTGCTACTCCTCGCCTGTTAGCAGGGCTACCTCCGCCACCAGTAGTTTCGATCCGAACCCGTAAGTCTGACCAATCTGTAACTACTGAAGCATTGAAAGTGAGTGAACTATCCGTGAGCCACGAACTCTCGTTGGCGGTTATATCACCGGAAGGGCCGGCCCTACTAGTGGCTCCCTCGAATATCTCAATGGTGTACGTAGCGGCACTACCACCTGAGGATGGTGTAGA